TATGAGAAGAAATTATAGGATTTATGTAATTAAGGAGATGAAATAATAATGAGTTTAATAGATAAAATTAGATCTAGATTAGGTCGTTCTCCACCTCCTGAAGAACCTAAACTATGGACTTCTACTGAATTAGAGTCCAAATCTCCTAAGGATATAGAAGTATTAGAAGAAAGAATTTTGAATACACAACCTCTTCACAAATATGAAACATTATACAAAAAGGATGGTCTAACATTTAGTTTAGTTAATTATTTAACTAAGAAGATTATAGCTCAAGGATACTATTTTGAAGGAGATCCTAAAATATCTAGAGAAGTTGAAGAGTGGAGTCAAAAGATAGGTCTAGAATTCTTGTTAGAAGATATAGTTAGAGATATTATTATTTACGGTACTGCATGGATGGAGTTGATCTTTTCAGATCATTATAATGATATAGTTGATATTAAGATCTTAAACCCTAAGAACATGGACTTTATAAGAGATAAAGATGGTTATGTAGAATTAGATGATGATGGAAGACCTTTAGGTTTTGTACAGAACTTTAGAGGTAAAGAAAGAAAGTGGTATAAAGATAGAATAGAAGAACATGGTAAGATCTTATACAAAGCTAAAAGGAAGGAGGACATTAGAGATCGAATATGTTACTTTAAATTAATAGGTTTTGGAGATTCATATTTAGGTCTAAGTATGTTAGCTCCAGGATATAGGTCAGCTATTATTAGAGCTAATATATCAGACATGGTTGGAGAAGCTTCTTATAGAGGAGGAGGAATAGTAGCTTATCTCCAAGGAAATCCTCCAGAAGAAGTTAAAAATGCATTAGCCAAAGATCTTAAAAAGATAACTTCTAAAAACATATTTGTATTTTCTGATAAGATTAAATTAGATCTAGTACCTCATCCAGATACTAAAGATGCTGAAAGGTTGATCTATTATTATGCTGATGAACAAGCTGCTTCTTTAGGAGTACCTTTAGAAGTTAAATTATCTGGTATTAAACAATATACTCAAGATACTCAAGGAAAATTAATAGATTTTGAAATGACTGTACAAGCTTATCAAAGAAGATTAGCTTTTCAGATTAATACTCAAATACTAGATCGATTATTGACATTATGGAATGAGAAGAAAGGATCTGTAAGAATAGCTTTTAGAAGTTCTGCTCCTTCAATTAAGCTTTCAAGGTCTAGGATCATAGCTACTTTAGCTAGAAGACGTTTAATAAGATATGATCCAGAACTAGAACTTAAATTAAGGAAGGAATTGAATCTTCCTTCAAAATTTGTAGAAGATATGTTAGAGACCTGGTCCAACCAAAATAAGACTCCTGAAGATACAGAAGAAGTGGACGTAATTGATAGGAAGGATTGAAGATATATTAGATAAAATATTAGAAGGAAATGCTTTAGATATTCTTAAGACCTTACCAGATAATTGTATAGATACATGTATAACTTCTCCTCCTTATTATTCTCAAAGATTCTATGGTGTTGAAGCTAATACTGTATGGAACGGAGATCCTAATTGTGATCATCAATGGGAAGTATATGTTAGACCTGGTAATACATGGTCTACTCCTGGACCAGGTCTGTACAAAGTTAAAGGAGAATATAATAAAGCTTGGATTAGACCTCAAGAACAAGCTTTCTGTAAGAAGTGTGGAGCATGGTATGGTCAGCTTGGTCTAGAACCTTCTCCTTCATTATATATAAAACATCTAGTACAAATATTTAGAGAAGTTAAGAGAGTACTTAAGCCTTCAGGAGTTTTCTTTCTAAACATAGGAGACTCTTATTTTGGAGGTCTAAACAAATATGCTAAAGAAGATTGGTTAAGACCTAAACAATTAATGTTAATACCTTCTAGATTAGCTATAGCTTTACAAGAAGATGGATGGATCTTAAGAAATGATATTATATGGTATAAAGTAAATCATATGCCTCATCCAGTTAAAGATCGTTTAGTATCAGCTTATGAACATGTCTTTATGTTTGTAAAGAATAGAAAATACTTCTTTGATCTAGATTCGATTAGGGTACCGCATAAGTGGGCTTCTAAAGATAAAAGATCTCTATTCTGGAGAGTAGAACATAAGACTGGTAAATCTACTACAGGTCAATATGCTTCTAATGCTGTAGGTTATCATCCTATGGGAAGAAATCCTGGAGATGTATGGTCTATGAAGACAGCTAACTATAAAGGATCTCATTTTGCTGTTTTTCCAGAAGAACTTGTAAGAAGATGTTTGAAGGCTGGATGCCCTAAAGAGGTATGTATTAAATGTGGTAGGCCTAAAGTTAGAAAATATGAAGTAGTTCAAAGGAAATGGGAGGATCTGACCAAGGAAGAACAAGATTTTCTTAGAAGGAGATATGGTCTAGATAAAAGAGGTAAATACAAAGGTCAGAGTACTAAAGATTTCTCAGGAGAAGATAATCCTTCTAATAGAAAAAGAAGAATAGTACAATCTTTACTTAAAACTAGGAGGTTTGTAGGTTGGGTACCTTCTTGTAAATGTAACGTAGATTTTAGACCTGGTATAGTTTTAGATCCTTTTCTAGGAAGTGGTACTACAGCTGTAGTAGCTAAAGAATTAGGTCTATTCTTTATAGGTATAGAATTAAATCCTAAATATATTAAACTAGCTAAGAATAGATTAAGATCTAGTATAACCAATTATTTGAATGAAAGAAATATTTAATAAAGAATATAACACATAGATAGGAATAGGAGATCTAGACATGCCTTCATTGAATAAATGTATGAAAAGTATTAGAGACCTGGTCTCTGAGAAAGGTCATGAAGACTCTCTTGAAGATATTCCTTTGAAGTTGTTGTTTGCTATAGTAGAGGTCTCGGAAGCTGTAGATATATGGAAGAAGAATAACTTCAAGGAGATAGAAGATATAGAAGAAGAGATCATAGATGCTGTCTTCTATCTATTGGATGCTTATGGGATCCTCCTCAGAGACATAGGTGGAAAAGATCCTGATCAAATGTTTGAGTATAAACTTAAGAAGAACTTTAAAAGACCGAGGAGGTATGGAAGACATGATTCAGAATGAAGTTAGAATTGAAGTATTATATTATGATTCAGACCTTAAACCTATTATATTTAGAGTTAGTACTAAAGACCAAAGAAAACTAGTATTTGGTCTCAGAGATTTATTGAATTTCTTGTCTTCTTATTATTCTCAATCAGATACTCTATGGTCTTATGAAGAAGGAGGTAGTTTAACATGGTGTATTGGATAACTAGATTATTAGGTATTAAACCAGCAGGAGAAGATCTTTCTCCAGATGATTATGGATCTATTATAGTAGATGTTAGAGATATAAAAGATGGAGAAAATGAATTAGTTAAACTAATTAATACTTTAAAGAAGATAACAGCTCATTTAGCTTTAGAAAGAGGAAGAGTGATCCTTCAATGTCAAGCTGGTATGTCTAGATCTCCTGTTTTAGCTATAGCTACATTATTTTTACAATATGGTCTAGAGTGGAACGATGCAGAAGACCTTGTTAAGAAGAAATGTCCTATAACTCAGATTAACAAGGATCTTTATGATCAGGTCAAAAAGATATGTGGTGTACAAGAGTGAAGATAGGTTTTGATCTAGACGGAGTAGTAGTACAACAAGTAGTTGGTCTATTACGAATATATGATTTAATGGAAGACAGAGATAAAGCAGTAGATCTATCAAGATATTATTACATGGATCCTAAGATCCAATTAAATCCTCTCTTATTTATATTAGAAGAAGATGAACTTTACTTTATAACAGGTAGAAATGAAATGTACAAGGATCTAACTGAGAAGTTTGTTAAACGATTCTTCCCTCAAGGAAAGTTAATTATGGTCAACCATTCTATACCTAATATGTTAACTGAAATGAAGACATGGTACCAGAGACAAGCTATGTTAAAAGCTAATATAATTAATTCTATAGGTCTAGATGTATATATTGATGATTCTCCTTTAGTAGTAAGAGAACTTCGTAAATTATGTCCTAATACTAAAATTCTATGTTATGGAGGAAGAATAGCTTGAAGAAGAAAGAATTAGAAGAAATGTATTTGTATGAAGGTCTATCTATTAGACAAATAGCTGATCGTACAGGTCTGACTAGGGGTCAAGTAGAACATTTGTTAGAAAAGTACAAGATCCCTAGAAGAACTGTTGCAGAAGCTATGAAGCTTAAAGCTGCTAGAGAAAAGGAAGAAAAGATACAAGAAGCTAGATTTATTTTAGAAGAGACTCTTAAACAACTTCATGTTAGTAGAAGAAAGATCAAACCTATTGTTAGAAGAAATCTTCTTGTACCTTTAAGGAACTCTTCTAACAAAGATTGTACTGTAACTTTAGTTATATCAGATCTACATATAGGAGATGCTAATCATTTACCAGATACTTATTGGAGTACTATATCCAATGTTAAAGAGGTATTAAAGGTCATAAAGAGACAGTATGACATTAAAGCTTTTTATTTAGTACTTAACGGAGACCTGGTCTCTGGGAGAGATGTGTATAAGTTTCAAGAACTTAGAAATCTATTGGAGAGAGGTCATTGGCAAGTCTTTATGGCAGAATATGTTATTAAGAGAACTTTAAAAGAATTAGAACCTCTATGTAAAGTTACTACAGTTTATTTGACCAAAGGTACTCATGAGAATTTAGCTAATAATTTTGTACTTTACTTGAAGAGAATGTTAGGTCCTAAGACCTATTATTTATCTCATGGAGGAATAGTTAATATAGCTAAACCTTTGGGAGAGTACAATGTATTCTTCACTCATGGTATGTCTTATTCAGAGTACTTCCCTATACCTCCTAGACTTATGAGAGACTGTATTAATTCTATATCTAAGTATAGAAGCAAAAATATCTATATAGATAGAGTTTGTACATCTCACACTCACTGGTTAACTTCTTCTGTTTTAGTTGGAGATATATATTGGGATGTAACTGGAGGATTTCAGAAGTGGGAACATACGATCTTTCAAAGACCTTGTGGAGTTATAATGTATCTGTATAACAATGGAGAATGTGTTTCTATACCTGTTAGACCAGATCCAAAGATCGAAGAACAAGAAAAGAATGATGTAGGTCTAGAATATAAAAATCTAAAATATTATGGAGAGTACTTGTTATCTCATTTAAAAGAGGTAGAAAGAAGATGAGTAATAAATTAAGAATTTTATGGCATAGTGTAGCTCCATATGTTAGAAGTGGATATGGAAAGGTTACTAAGAATTTCACTACTAGACTTGCTATGCATGGATATAAAATAGTTGTATCTGCTTATTACGGTCTAGAACCAGGAGGTATATTAAACTATGACAATGTACTTGTAGTAGCTTCTAAAGCTGGTCCTTTTGGTATTCATTCAGCAGCTAAGTTTGCTAGACAGTTTAAAACAGATATTCAGATCCTTCACACAGATTGGTGGGCCTTTTCTGACTTCCCTAAACTTATGCCTTTTCCAGTTTTATATTCTCCCATGGATCACACTAATTATCCAGAAGAGATCTTGAACTTCACTAGAATGTATAAGGCTATACTCTCTTTAGGGAGGTTTCAACAGAAGGAGTTGAAAGAAAGAGGTCTAAACTCTTATTATCTTCCACATGGAGTTGACATTAATACCTTTAAACCTTTAAATAAAGAAGAATGTAAGGAGAGGTTTGGAATAGAAGATAAATTTGTATTTGGTACTGTAGCAGCTAATAGTGACAAAGAAGATAGGAAGTTCCATGCTGGTATGATGAAGGCTATGAGGTACTTCTTAGATCAGAATCCAGATGTAAAAGATATAGTCTGGTTATATCATTCTAATCCTAGAGATCCTAGAGGTATGCCTTTATCTGCTATAGCTCATAAATGGGGTCTAGATAATATCATTAAATTTATGGATCCAAGTATTTCTGATATATTATTAAGGGAAGAAGATCTAGCTATGTTATATAATGCTATGGATGTACATTTATTATGTTCTAAAAGAGAAGGTTTTGGTCTACCTATATTAGAGAGTATGGCTTGTGGAGTACCAAATATATGTCATAACTTCTCTAGTATGCCTGAACTAGTTAAAGGAAGAGGTTGGTTAGTTAGAAGTTTGGGTACTGGTCTCAATTTAATAACTACTCCTATTAATGCTGAATGTTATGATGAAGAAACAGAGATATTAACAGATGAAGGTTGGAAATATTTTAAAGATTTGAATGGAGAAGAAACAGTTGCAACTTTATCAAGTAGTGGTCGTTTGGAGTTTCAGAAACCTACAGAGTATATTGAAAAGAAATACTCAGGGGTTATGTTTCATTTTAAGAATAAAGAGATAGATTTAATGATATCTCCAGGTCATAATCTCTGGGTTAGGAAATGGAAGAGACGGAAGATTCCTCCTTGCAAATCAACTAGTAAAAATGCTTGGGTAAAAGAAGAATGGATGTTCACCAAACCAGAGAGGATCATGGGAACTATTAATTCATGTCAAAATTTTGAGTTTAGAAAGGCACCTGAAGATCCTATTATTGATTTCAAGGTCGATGAAGATCTGTTCAACCTAGCTAAACTTGTAGGTTGGTATGTTTCTGAAGGATCTTGTATAAAGAGAAAAGATAGACAGAATACATGGCGAATCTCTATAGCTAATGAGAACCCTGATTATCTAAAGGAAATCAAAGAAGTTGTTGAGTCTTTGGGTTATCATCCTATAGTTACTAAAAATAAGGTGATTATTCACAATTCCAAATTAGCTCTAAGATTAAAAAATGAGTGTGGAAGAGTATCTAATGAGAAGAAAGTCCCGTTATGGATAAAAAGAAATGAAATTCTTATTAAAGCATTTTTGGATTCTTACATTAAAGGAGATGGTCATAAATATTCTGCAGGAATGATCCAAGCAGAAACTACTTCGAAGAGACTGGCAGATGATTTACAAGAAATGTTCCTGAAGCTTGGTTATTCAAGTTATATTTATAAAAGATCCTTCACTAATTCTAAATGGAAGACTACATATCAAGTAAGAGCCACTAAAAAGAAAACAGTTAGAATTTGGAGAGATCCAGATCTCGTAGAATATGAAGGAAAAATTTATTGTGTCTCTGTTCCAAATAAAATTCTTTTAGTAAGAAGAAAGGGAAAAGCAGTATTTTGTGGCAATACAGCTATGCCAGATGTTTATGATCTAGCTGACAAGATAAAGGATGCTTACTTCAATGACAAGAAAAGGGAGAGATATAGTAAGAAATGTAGAATATTTGCTAGACAGTTCAATTGGGATGATATAGTAATTGATAAATTCATTCCTATATTAGAGAATATAACTGAAGATGTTCTCCTTTCTAGGAGTTCCTCTATTATAATGGAAGATCTAAGTAAACATTTACAATCAAGGGATGAAGATAAATGACCGAAGTAACTGTACTAGTATGTACTAAAAATATCCTTCAAAGCAAAACTCTTCAATGTATAGCTGAAGCTAAGAGTAATACTGATATTCCTTTTGATCTAGTTGTATTAGAAACTAAAGAATTCTCTCATCCAAAAGATATTAATAAAGTACTTAAAGTCCTTCAAACTAAGTATTTTATAACTCTAGATGATGATGTATTTTTAGAGGATCAATGGTTAGAGTATCTAATTGAAGTTATAAAAGATCCTTCGATAGGAGCAGTTCAGGTCAATCTCCGTGATTCAGAAGGTAGGCCTTTGATCTGGAAAGGAGAAGGAAACATTTTTAGTTATCCTCCTAAAGAAGTAGTTGACATTGGATATGCATGTACTGCTGCTAGTATATACAAAAAGAGTGTTATAGAAGAAGTAGGTCTAATGGATGAAAACTTCAAAAAGTGGAGTTTTGATACAGATTATTCATGGAGAATAAAAGAAAAAGGATATAGAGTTGTTGTATCTCCCAAATCTAAAGGTATTCATTTAGTTTCTTCAACTATATCCAAGGATCGGAAGAATCCTATTTATGAAATAAAAGATCGTATTTACTTAATTAAGAAGTGGTTTTTAACTAATAGATTTAGAGAAGAATATTCTGATAACAATCCTAATTGGATAAATTATTGGAGGAATCAAGTTGAAAGAAGTTAGAAGAATGAGTAGAAGAACTGTACTTTATCCTACTATGGTATGTAACTTACAATGTCCTTTTTGTTATTATAGATTACTTCAAACTAAAGGTCATCAAGACTTAGAAGTTTTAAAACAGAGAATTAATAGATGGGAGGATTTCTATATAGATTCAGTAGATGTTACTGGGGGAGAACCTTTAGTATATCCTAAAATAGTGGAATTGATCAAGTATATTAAAGACAAGGGATACAAGGCTACTATTATAACTAATATGACCCTATATTCTAAGGTCAAAGAACTAGCTGAAGTAGGTATAGATGAATTTCTAGTATCTATTCACGGATACAATAATTTACATGAAAAAATGGTTAATGGAAGGGTCTGGGATAGAGTATTGAAATTCTTAGAAGAAGCTAAAGAATATAATATTCCTTTTAGAGTTAATTGTGTAGTTACTAAAACTAATTATAAATATTTAGAAGATATAGCTAATTACTTCTTAACTTTAGATACTAAAATTATTAACTTCATAGTTTTTAATCCTCATCCTGGTACCTTATGGTCTGCCAAGGATCAAATAGAGCACCAAGTACAGTATAGTCTAATAGCCAAACGTTTGAAGAAGGCTATAGATATTCTAGATAAAGATAAATTTGTAAATGTACGTTACATTCCTTTGTGTACTATGAAGGATTATGAACACCATGTAACTAACTTCCTTCAAAATATTTATGAACCATATGAATGGGAGTGTCTTTCTCAATTTAATATTACCAGGGAGAAAGTACATGAATTATATCCTAAATTGAAGACTAGAGCATTTGGAACTAATGATCTTGAAGTTGTAATGAATTTCTTTAGAAGAAAAGATATAGAGAAGAATATATGGTCTAAGAAGTGTATGACATGTGCTAATAGATTTATATGTGATGGGATATATCCTCAATATTATAATAGATATGGAGATAAAGAATTTGTACCATATAAAACTGAGTTACATCTTGATCCAATAACATATAGACTTAAAGACCTGAGGTGGTTAGAATGAATATATTAATTCTAGGAGTAGCTGGTGTTCTTGGATCTTCTTTAGCAGATCATTTTATTAAACAAGGTCACAATATAAGAGGAATTGATATTACAAGGAGAGAAGAAGCATGGAGAATAGATAATATCCACAAGGTTCAATATATATGGAAGAGTACTTCAGATATATTATTAGAAGATTTAAAAGATATAGATATAGTTTTTAATTGTAGTATAGGAGTAGCAGATAGACCATTGGGTAATTATTCTCCAAGATACACATTAGAATCTAATCTAATACCAGAAATATCTTTACTAGAAACTCTTAGGAGATCTAAAATAAAAGTTATAATTTATCCTTCTTCGTTTAATGCTTTATATGGTTATAGAGGAGTATATTCAGAGATCACACCTATATGTCCTGTAGGAGTATATGGATGGACAAAAGGAGCAATAGAAGAACTTTATTTAACTTACCATAGACAATATAGTTTACCAGTAATTGTTACTAGAGTTGGATCTGCTTATGGTCCTAAAATGAGATCTGATGAGCTTATTGGAAGATTAATTATTTATTTCTTAAAGGATAAAGTGTTTCATCTAAGAAGTCCAGAGAGTAAAAGATTATGGACTTTCAGTTATGATGTACTTTCTTTTTATGATAATTTATTGGATAAATTTGAAGAATGTATTGGATCAAGACTTGTATGTGCTGGTAATAAAGGAGATCGAATTCTTTCTAATACTGAAGTAGCTGAGATAATCAAGAAAATAGTTGGGAAAGGGGAGTATGTACCAGTTGAATATGAACCAGGAGAATTAATTAATGGTAAACCTATCTCATTTTCTATTAACCCTAAATTAACTAGAGATCTACTAGGGTGGTCTCCTCAATATAGTTTAGAAGAAGGTTTAAGATTGACCACAAAATGGTTCAGGGAGAATTTGTGGAGGTACAATCTTTAAATGACCAAGGATGAATCACAAAATATAAGGATCCCTCCGATTTATGGAGAAGATTATGAATCTCAATGGGGTAAAATAGATTACTCCAATAAATTAGTACTAGATATTGGTTGTGACTATGGAAGTACTGCTGATTTCTTTTTAAGAAAAGGAGCTTCTTTAGTTGTTGGAATAGACATTAACAGATCTTATATAGAGAAACTTCGGAAGACTAGAGATAAGTTTAATCTTCCAATTATTTGTTTTAGTTATGATATGTCTGATCCTGTTCTATGGGGTATCTTCATTAAGTCATTTAGGCCTTCAGTAGTTAAATCAGACTGCGAAGGTTGTGAAAGAGCTCTTGTTCTATTGCCTAAAGAAGTTATTAGAATAGTTCCAGAATATATTATAGAATGTCATGGAGAATGTATAGATATATTGAAGAAGAAGTTTGAAGAATGTAATTATAAAATAATAGATGAGAATCCATGGGCAGGGAGAAGTGCAACTATAATTTATTGGAGAAGAGAAGAATGACCAAAGATTTTTTAAACTATTGTGTGGTTTCTCCTGTTAAAGATTTTTCTAATATATTTGATCAATGGTTAAATAATGTATTTGATTTTAGACCACCACCTTCAGAAGTAATAATAGCTTCTGAAAAATCTCCAAAGAAACAAAGGGAGAACTTCACATTGTTAGAGTTGGAAGAGCCTTATATTCCCAAGAGACTTCGAGGGGTTCAAGAAAGACATTATCGGATTGGTTTTGCTAGAGAAGAACTTAGAAGATATGTTATAGACAATACTTCTTATAATTTAATATATTTATTAGATTCAGATGTAATTGCTCCTTCTTATTCTCCTTTGATTCTTTCTGGTTTATTGTCTTTATTTAAAAGTTCTATGGTAAGTAATATGTTTAAACATTCAGATGGTTATCCTCCTATTACTTTAGGATGTGTGATGATTGAAAGATCACTGTTAGAATTGTCTTTGTTTTATCCACATGGAAGGTTTTCAGAAGATTCTGTTTTTTATACTTCTCTTTTAAATCTAGGGAAGTTTGGATATAAATTTAAGATTTTATATGGTCAAATATTTCCTGTCAAACATTATAGGAACAATAAATGGGAAGAGAGTGTTGATAAGTTTGAATTAAAGGAGTTAATAATAGGAGATTATAAACATGAATGAAGCTATAATATTAGCTGGAGGAGAAGCTTGGAGATTAAAACCTAATATATGGGTCCCTAAGCCTCAACTTAAATTAAATACTTGGACATTGTTAGAGTACCAGATCAAATGGTTAGTAGATCATAAATTTGATCATATAATCATAGCTTCTGATAAGAAGTATAAAGTACATCCATTATATAGTCAATATATAGAATGGAGTATAGAACAACATTTAGGTACTGGAGGAGCAGTACTTGTTGCTTCTGATAAACTACAGACCAAGGAGTTTTACTTAATGAATGTAGATGACATAGTCTTCTATAATCCTTTAGAACTAACATTTCCTCCAGAAGAAGCTAAGATATTAGTTAGTAAACCTAGAATAGGTTTTGGAAGAGTTAATCTAAGACAAGATATAGTGCTAGGTTTCAAGGAGAAACCATACTTAGACTTCTATGTTAGTGTAGGCCATTACTTCTTTAAGAAACATATAGTTGATCGGTTCTTTCCAGACTATGGTAATTTAGAAGATACTGTTCTTCCAGAACTAGCTAGAAGAAGGAAGTTAAAAGCTTATAGATTAAAAGGGAAGTGGATCACTATTAATACTATGAAAGATTACTTGTATGCTGTAGAAGTTCTAAGTAATATAGAGAAAGACATCAGAAAAGGAAGAACTCCTTCTATTGATGTATGAAGGAGGATATGTTTATTATACTCTCTTCATATTGTAAAGTGTAATTGTTTGAAGGTGATGATATCATGAGAGTTAACTTGATCAAGAAATATTTGAACAATAGATCATGGAGAATAAAGGAGAATGCCAATACAAATGAATCATTTTCTAATTTACAATATTATATTTCTAGTAATATATTGGCCAATGATTTTCTAAGATCTATTCCTCCCAGACTTAGAAGAGCTCATAGAGATGCTTTACTACACATTCATAATTTAGAGTCTGGAGGTTATGTACCTTATTGTAGTGGTCATAATTTAAAGAGTTTAATAGCTTATGGTATGAAGACTGTTACTATTAATTCTAGACCAGCTAAGCATTTAACTAGTTTAACAGATCAGGTCATGAATTGGTTGTATATGGCTCAAATGGAGTTTGCAGGAGCACAGGCCTTCAATGATTTTGATACTTTAATAGCTCCTTTTATCAAGAAGGACAAAGTTGGTTATAGAGAAGTTAAACAACAGATCCAGAAACTCATCTTTAACCTAAATTATTGTTATGATGAAGAAACTGAAGTACTTACAGATGAAGGCTTCAAGAAGTTTCTATATCTATCAGGGAATGAGAAAGTACTCACTCTTAATATGGAGAATAACAGATTAGAATGGAATGATATTGAGAATGGGAAGGTATATATTTTCTATTACAAAGGTCCAATGTTTCATTTTAAACATAAGAATTTAGATCTTAAAGTAACACCAAATCATAGATTGGTAATTAGAGAAAAAGATCAGTGGATCTTCAAAGAAGCAGAAAATCTTCAGAATAAACAATATTTAATGCCTATAACTGGAGACTGGGTTGGAGTAAATAATAATTATATTCAATTGGAGAAGATATCTAGGAAAAAGCATGATCATAATTCTAAAATATTTGATAAATTACCTATAGAACCTTATTTAAGACTTCTAGGGATTTATCTAGCTGAAGGAAATATTATTTGGAGAGATGACAAAGGTCATTATGGACTTTATATAGCTCAAGAAAATCCTGTCAAGAGGAAGAAGATTAAAGAAGGTTTGAAAGATCTTCCATATAATGTTCAAGAGTATAAGAATTGTTTAGTTATTTATAACAAACAACTTGCTAATCATTTTAAGAAGTTTGGTAAAGCACGTGATAAATTTATTCCTAAAGAAATCAAGGACCTTCCTCCTAAATATTTAAAGATCTTATTAGATTGGATGTTCTTGGGAGACGGTTATAAAGATGAAGCTTATTTCACTATTTCAGATAAATTAAGAGATGATGTACAAGAGTGTATTATAAAATTGGGTTATGGTACCAATTACTCTATTGCTAACCAGAATAAGGTTTGGAGAATAACTAAAAAGAAGAGAAGAGTTGTTTCTGTATATCCAAAAAAAGATTTAGAAATAGAGTGGTATGAAGGTCTTATCTTCTGCATAGAAGTTAAGAATGGAAACATGGTAGTTAGAAGAAATGGAAAGGTAGTTATATCTGGTAATACCATGAGGTCTGCTAGTCAGACCCCTTTCACAAATTTATCTTTGAATTATTGTGTACCCAACTTCTTGAGAGGAGAACATGCTATAGTTGGAGGAGATTTAATAGATCTAACTTATGATGATTGTTTAGAAGAAATATATCTTATAGATAGAGCCTTTAGTGAAATAATGATGGAGAAAGATCCAACTGGTATACCTTTTACTTTTCCTATTTTGACTATAAATCTAACTTCACGATTTGACTGGGATCATCCTGTAGTAGATCTAATGGCAGAGAATGCTAGATCTGTTGGAAGTTATTATTGGATGAACTACATTGGATCAGGTATAAGTGAAGACACTGTTAGAAGCATGTGTTGTAGATTGAACATATCTTTGAAGGAATTGTCTGGACCAAGAGGTCTGTGGAACACAGGAGAAGGTACTGGAAGTTTGGGAGTAGTAACTATTAACTTCCCTAGATTAGGATATGACATGAAGGGTAAAGATGAAGATAAATTCTTTGAAGAATTAGATCGTAGAATGAATATGGCTTTGGAGATATTACTCTTTAGGAAACAAAGGATTAAAAAGTACATGAAGAGAATGATGCCTTTTAATTTATTAAATGGATGGTCTATGAGAACTTATTATATGACCATAGGAGTTATAGGTCTAAATGAATTGTGTCTAAACTATCTAGGAGAAGATATAGTTGATAATATAGACTTCATAGTTAAAGTATTGAATTTTATGAGATCTTGGACCAGCACTAAACAAAAGGAGTTAAAACAGTTAATTAATATTGAAATGATCCCTGGAGAAGGAAGTAGTTATAGATTAGCTTATGTAGATAGAAAGTTGCATCCAGATATTAAGACCTTAGGTACTAAGAAGGCCCCATATTATTCAGCTTTGTTAATACCTCCTTCCAAGAACTTGGATCTATTTGATAGAATTAAACTCGAAGAACGGGTCCTTCCGTTGTTTACAGGAGGTACTATTTTTAGGGTCTTTCTAGGAGAGAAGAGACCTAATAGAGAAGCTATAAAAGATCTTATAAAGAAATTAGCTAGTACTAAGATCCCATACTTTGACATTACAACTACTTTCTCAGTATGTAAGAAGGAAGGAAAGACCTTCAATGGAGTACATTACAAATGTCCAGATTGTGGAGGGAGAACAGAAGTATTCTCTAGAGTTGTAGGTTATTATAGACCAGTGTCTAGATGGAACATAGGAAAAAGAGAAGAGTTCAAAGATAGAAGATATTATAATCTATAAGTTTTTATATTCTTATCTTTTAAATTTTATTTGTATGTGGAGAAGAATCTATATTATTATAATGATATTCTTCTTAATTTTAGCATGTTACGGTCTCTATCAAAGTATTATAATAGAAAATAAAGGGAATATTATAACTATTAACCTTGAAGCATGGGAAGATATAGAATGTACTAAAAGATTAACTATGATAGATTGGGGAGAGTTGTATAACGGTGAAGAGAAGAACTTCACTTTTTATTTAACTATAAGTGATCGAAATGGTACATTGGATTACTTTGTAGATGATTGGAGTCCTTCCAATGTTAGTAATTATGTCAATATAATTTTTCTAAATAAAGGAGAAAGTATAGTAGCTGGGGAAGTGAAGGAAGTAACACTTAAAATTAAAATAGATGAAGAGATCCCTCCTTCCTTCACTTCTTTTGAGTGTAATATTTATTTGATTGCCTATATTCCGAATGATTTATAAAGTCCTAGATCAACTCTACTTGTAGGTGATAAAATATGCCTTTAAGTGCTGATAGTTTGGAGTTTAGGTATACTAATAATGCTTCTCATACTACTAATACTCTGTCTTTAGGAGGAAGCATATCAAGTAATGAGATAACTAACAATATAGTATTTGATGATGTTACAGCAGATGAATCACAAACAGGGAAGACAGAATATAGAGCTATAGGATTGATAAATTTAGATCCTAATTATGATTATTTAGATGTTAAAGTATGGATATCAGGTTATGACAGAGCTTCTACTAAACCTGACACTATATCATTTGCATTAGAGAAACCTTCTGGAGGTAACGGAGCTATCCAAGGTCCTCTAGCTTCAGAAACAACTGCTCCTGATGAAGATTTATTTGTAGTTGATACTGGAGCAACAGTCTCTTGGACCACAGAAGATTCTGGAGCAACTTTAACTTATGGTACTATAGATCATGGTGGAGATATGTGGATGGGAATATGGTTGAGGAGACAGGTACCTTCTGATGCTGAAGCTAAATCTGATAGAACTTGTACTATAACCGTTAGAGGAGAGACTTCTGGAAGTCCTTTAGAAATACTTGAGAAGACTTTGATCGTGAAGTGGACAAAAGATGCTTTCTCAGTTGTGGAGAAGGCTTAAGTTATTCTTAAGTAATTCTCCAGGATCATACTCCTATGTTATTTTTAAACCATGTTATAGATGTGTGTATTCTAAGAAGTTTGAACCTGTACTAATATATTCTAGAGACAGAGGTCCTAGAGTTATAGTTAATTTCAAAGGATCTACTTATGTTAGAGAAGGTGAATGTATTGGTTTCAAACAATGTGGTAAATGCTTTGAACAAATTATTAAAATAGATCCTAGTTTACCTTGTAAGTGGAGGAGAATATAAATTGTATAAAGATAGTTTCGTACTATTTCAAACTGATCTTAACAATATATGGAGAGGACTTTATGAAGATGGAGTAGTTTCAGGTCTAAATGTTACTCCTGTAGGTGGAATGAGCTTAGAAATATCTAGTGGTACAGCAAGAGTTGGAGGAAAAGTGTTTCGTTTCACAGTACCTACTACTATAGTACTTAATCCTGGATCTACAGAACCACGTAAAGATCTCTTATATATTGATTATTCGAATGAAAATATATCTAGTTTAGAAGGAGTTCCTGAAGGAGCTAATCCTTCTGATACAGTTGGTCCATATACTAAAAGACCTAGACCTGGTACTTTGTCTTCTTTAGATCTTTTATTATATGAAGTATGGGTTGAAGCAAATGCTTCTTCAATTACTTCTTCAGATATAACAGATAGAAGAGTTTTAAGGAAGTATATAGCTCCATTTAATGTTATCAACGTACTAGATATGCCTGGATCTAATTTTGGAGAACAGTTACAAAATGCTATAAACATGGCTACCTCTTTTTCTGTTATAATTATTCCTTCAGGAGAATATACTTTGAGTACGACTATAAGTCTTAGAACAGATATTGATCAATATCAAATAATAGGAGTAGGAAGACCTAGAATTATTTTAGATAGTACTTTGAATGGAAGTACTATATTTAACATAGGTACTGCTACCACTCCAAGAGCAGACCATTTCTGGGTCAAGAATATCTGGTTCGAAGGAGCAACTGTTGATACTACTGTAACGTTATTTTACTTCAAAGGGAGAGAGAGTGGAATATCGGATTGTGTGTTTAAGAATTTTAAAGGTACTATATGGGAAGGATCTTATGCTTTTGCTTCTCCAATGTATCATTATTTCTTAAACAATCTAGTAGATCATTGCTATCCAGATAATATTATAAGATTCTATGGAGGAACTGACAATTATATTAGATGGAATCAAGTTAAATGGTTAGTTGAGTCAGGTCAAAATAGATTTTCAACATTTTGTGTGTTTGATAGTGGATCTGACGTAGCTACTGTTGTTGAAGAGAATTTTATAGCTGACTGTGAGACCTGTGTATCAATCATTGATCCTAATCCAAAAGCTGGAGGTTTTGTGTTTAAAAAGAATATGTTAGTTGATAATGTCAAAGTTGTAGAGTGTAGTATAAGTGGTGGTCAAGACAAATATGTAAGATCTTTCCAAATCATAAGCAATAGAGGTTATGATGGTCAATCAGAAGCTCCCCATACTATTAATGCATTATATTCTTTTACAGCTAATTCCCATTGTGTGTTAATGTTTAATAATAACTTTCATACTCGAGGGTCCACTACCCGAGAAAGTATTCCGTGTTCCTTTGGTGTGTATGCTTCTGAAAGCATAGGTGTTATCTTTGGAGACAATGTTATACATGGAGTTACTTTTAGCATTTATAGAGGACCTGTATTGGAAAATGTTGTTCACAATAATCTAGAGGATCTTCACACAGGCACTAAAAGGGGTCATTACTTTACAGATTTTTATCCTTCGGATACTATAAATTGGGAAGAATCTGTAAGTAGTGATTTTGTAGTGGGGAATTCTGAAGGAACATTTAAATTTACAGATATTGGAACAGTAAAATTAAATGGGTTACAATGTAAGGTTGGTGATGCTCCTGGTTTTGAAGTTATTGTGTCAACTTGGGAAAGTACTGGCGATATATATGGAGCTTACTTCGGTATGGTTGATAGTTTTACAGGTCCTGGGTTCTACTTCTATATCTGGGGCTCTTTAGATTCTTCAGTTAATGTGAGAGCTTATGTTAGAAGAACTTCTACTTATTATCACTTTCGAGAATTGGGTGCTTACTCAGTACCGTTTACTCTTGGTTTTTACACAGAAGGGACCTTTGGAGCTTTTGCTGAAGCTAAAGATAGCACTTCTCATAGTATTGCTCATGACTTTAATTTGTCTCGTATGCCACAAGATGATGCAACTTTGTCATTTCAAGTGGCTCAATTATATTCTGGAATAGGTTTAACACTTGCTTTAGATTCTGTTAAAGTTAAATATCCTTGGATGATCTAAGATGAGTGAACTATCTTCTTTTACATTAGGAGAAAATTATCTGAGTGATATAGGCTTCTTTACTGTAGAGACTTCTGTAGAAACCTCTTATTTTTTAAGAGTTTTTACTTCTACTAATTTGCCTTTCTCTTCTTCTTTGTATTCATATTTAACTAAAAGTAAATCCTTGAGTTATATATTGTACAAGTTTTTATCTTTAGAATATTTTCTCTTGTATAATCTTCGGAGTTATCTAACTTCTACAGTTTCTTCTTCTTATTCATTAAAGTCTTTTCTAACTATTACAAGTACTCTGAAGCATAATTTAAAATCTTATCTTAGTAAAATAATTTCATTAAAATATGTTTTAAGAACATTCTTAACTAAAACTTCTAGTCTGTTGTATACTTTGAGATCATTTATATCTAAAGAGTTCTCTTCATTATATGTTCTT